ACCACGGTGGGCGTGAAGCCGTTCATCTCGATCAACCCCAACGGCATCGTGGACGTGGCGCCGGCCGCGGTCGGTGCGGACAACGCATCGGTGCAGACCGGCGCGATGCTGGGACTCGCAGCGACGCAATCGACGACGGCCTTCAAGCTGATGGTCGATGGGGTGCAGGAAGCCATTTCGGCTCAGAGCGGTGCGAATCGCACGGTGACCCCGACCACGGTCAAGGCGAACACGAAGTACTTCGACGTCTGGTACTACGCGACCCACGCGCACGCGCTGGTGTAGGGGGTAGACCGGCGTGTTGCGAGCGGCGTGTGGGTGGGCACTGCGCATTGGAGCGATGGCGCTCGAACGGGCGGCGGAGCTGGTCGAACCTCCGCCGGAACCCGAACCGGCGGCACCGCTCGAGCCCGAGGACGTTCAGGACGATTTCGGGGAGTGGGCGGTGCAGCTGGATGCGGCGGCGCAGGCGATGCTGGCGGACGCGCCGATGCCCCGGGTAGCTATCCCGCCGCCGGCGCCGTTGGAGGGCAGCCTGGCGGCCCGGATGGCAGCGGCCCGCGGCGGCTGATAGACTCGCGCCCATGGCCGGCGAACCGACGATGACCATGCAGCCTTGGCGGCAGGACGCGGGGCCGAGTGCGCCAACGTCAACGGCGGACGGGGCGACGCAGACGGCCTCGAGTTTCGGGTTGGCGAACACGACGGTGGGGCCTGACTACGACGCGGCTGGCATGTTGCACTGCGAACGTGTGGTGGAACTCGAGTACCGAGCGAGCTTCTACTATGCGCGGCAGCACGATTGGAAGATTTTCGACTTCGCGGGGCGGATGGTGCGCCCGGGGAAGATCAACGCGACGCAACCGCTCATCGGCGGGAGCATGCCGAGCTTCTACGTGCCGTTGGATCAGCGCCGGCCGAGCACGCCGTACCGGTTGGCGCGGAAGATCGTGGCTGCGTTCACGGGGATGCTGTTTGGGCACGGGCGGTGGCCGCAGATCCGGAGTGACGACCCGGACACCCAGGACTTCGTGGAAGCGCTGGTGAAGGCATGCACGCTCGAGGCGAAGATGATTCGGGCGCGCAACATCGGCGGGGCATGCGGTACGGTGGGGTTGTCGTGGGCGTTCTTCGAGGGGGAGCCGCGGGTGCAGGTGCATGCCGGGTCGCGCATCCACGTGCTTGAGTGGGAGGACGAGGAGGAACGCGTGCCGGCGCACGTGAGCAAACTCACGCAGGTGGCGCGTGAGGTGTGGGACCCGGACAAGAAGCAGCGGGTGCGCAAGCTGTTCTGGAAGCGGCGGGACTGGACCCGGGAAGCCGATGTCGAGTTCAAGGAGGTGGAGGTCAAGTTGAAGCAGGACCCCTGGTGGGCCATCGACCAGGAGCGCACGTGTCGGCATGGGGATGGGTTCTGCCACTTCGTGTGGGTGGAGAACTTGGTCGATGACGAGACCGAGGGGGGCATGGATGGGCTGCCCGACTACTCCGAGACGTACGAGGCGATGAACACGCTCGACACCATCAACTCGGTGATCGATCGTGGGGCCGCGTTGAACCTGGATCCGACGCTGTGCATTCAGACCGACAACGACGTGATGAGCGGGAAGATGCTTCGGAAGGGGTCGGACAACGCGCTGTTCACCGGGGCGAATGTTCAGGCGAACTACCTGGAGCTCGAGGGGACCAGCATCACGACGGGCAGCGCGCTGGTGAAGGACAAGAAGGGGCAGATCCTCGAGACGTGCGAGTGCGTCGTGCCGGACCCGGACCAGGTGGCGGCGGCGGGGCTGTCGAGCGTTGCGATGAAGATGCTGTACGCGCCGATGCTCGTGAAGACCGACACGCAGCGCTACCAGTACGGGCAAGCGGTCGAGCGGCTGTTGGGGCAGATGCATCGCAGTGCGAAGGCGCAGATGCCAAACCTGAAGGCGCAGACCGACAACGAGAAGTACCTTCACTTGGTTCCGGACGGGGCGCCCGAGGGAACCGAGCCCGAGCCGGTGGAGTACACGCTGGCGCTGCCGCCGCGCATCGATCAGAAGCCGGTGCTGGATGAGCGGGGCGAGCCGACGGGGGAGTTCACCGAGGAGGTGATCGAACGGACCCCGGGCGAAGGGCGCATCTGGCTCGATTGGGGGCCGTACTTCAAGCCGACCGCGAAGGACGTGCAGGAGTACACGTACGGCATGACCACGGCGAACGGGAACAAGCCGGTGCTGAGTCAGCAGACGTGCGTGGAGCTATTGGCCAACCTACTCGACCGGGACGGCGTGGAGGAGTGGAAGAAGGTGCAGGAGGAGCAGCGGCAGCAGGCGCGGCAGGACGCGTTGCAGCAGCAGGCGATGTATGTGGGCATCGGCGGTGAAGTGCCCCCGGGCGGCGGCGAGGCGGCCCCTGGCACGCTGGGCCTGCCGTCGGGCGGGGAACCGCCCGAGACGGCGCTGCCGGCCCCTGACGGGGCGCCTAGCGCCGGCGCGGAGGGGTCGCAGCCGGCCGGGGTGCTGGCGCCGCAGGCGACTGGGCAGACGACCGACCTCGAACTGGCACCGACGGACATCGGCAAGGTGGTGCTGGTGAACGAAGCGCGTGAGCGGATGGGCCTCGGGTTGCTGATGAACCCGGAGACGGGCCGGCCCGATCCGGACGGCAACCTGACGATCGCGGAGTTCACGGCGAAGCGGGAGGCGATGGCGGGGGCCGAGGCGAAGGTCGCGGAGAAGCAGGGCACGGCGGGCATCGATGCGGCGCAGGCCAAGCTCGAAGCGGCGCTGAAGCCCAAGACGCAGGAGGTGCCGGCTGCGCCTGCACCCCATCTCGGTTCGCCATCACCGACCCCTCCGGCGGGCGCGGTGGTACCTCCTGCGACCAAGCCGAAGGAGTAGAGCGATGTTCGAGCAGTGGGCGAAGAAGATGATGGGCAAGCCGGCGGCGAGTGCATCGCCGGCCGACGTGAAAGTGGTGCAGCTGAAGGGGTTGGACGATGCGGCGCGGGCGCAGCTGAAGGGGTGGGGCAAGCAGCGGCCGCCAGTGCCGGGCAACCCGCCGAGCTGGGTGGACGACGAGGGGGCGTGGGAGCGTGCGAAGGAAGCGGTCAAGAAGAACTGGGGCAACTACGACGAGCCGTGGGCAGTAGTCGCGTACGTCTACCAGAACATGACCGGAGGGTAGGCTCATGGCGGCGCCGCGCCCGCTGGACGTGCTGGCGCTGACGCGCCGCGAGGCCGTGCGGTTCTCGACGCAGGTGGGCCCGGCGCGGCTGCGGGTGGTGCTGCGGAAGGCGCAGCAGGACTTGGAGCGGCGGCTGCGGGACGCGACGGGGCTCCGGGGGCCGGGGTCGGATAGTTTCACGGCGGGGCAGCTGCGCGCCGTGCTGACCCATGTCCGGGACGTGCTCAAGCTGGTCAAGACCGGCATCGGGCAGGTGAGCCTGGACGTGGGGGACGCCACGGCGAGGGCGACGGCGAAGGGATCCATCCGGTACCTGGAAGCGGTCGAGAAGCAGTTCGCGGGGCTGGGGCGGGCGCCGATTGCCATTGACCAGGCACGGGTGCTTGACCGGGCGGCGACTGGTGCGCGGTCGAGCATCCTGCATCGCATCTTGACGGACCCGGACCACCCGGGGCGGCCCGGGGTGTTGGACCGGTACGGGGACGCGGTGGTGGAGAACTTCGAGCAGGAGTTGCAGACTGGGGTGCTGACGCAGAAGCCGTGGAGCGAAGTGCGGCAGGACTTGGTGGCGCAGAGCCCGTTCTTGCAAGCCGCGCCGGCGCACTGGGCGACTCGGATCGTGCGGACCGAGCTGATGGGGGCGGCGAACGTGGCGAGCTGGAACGCGATGCAGGAAGTGGACGCGCAGCTGGGTGGGGGGACGTGCCGCATTCTGTGCGCCACGTTCGACTCCCGCACGGCGAGTGATAGCTACGCGGTGCACGGGCAGATCCGGAAGATGACCGAGCCGTTCGAGTCCTGGTACGGTGCCTACATGACGCCGCCCAACCGACCGAACGATCGCGAGGTTGTGGTGCCACACCGCATCGAGTGGCCCATCCCGAAGGAGCTGCAGGCGTTGCCAGATTCGGCGGTGGCGGTGCGGTGGGCGCAGGAGCGGCGCAAGGGGGCGCCTCCGCCGCGACCGAAGATGAGCACGATCGATCTGAAGGCGTTCGGGCTCGAGCCCGGTGGGCGTGTTGCACGGCGGGGACGCCGCTGATACCCTCCGGGGCATGGCTCGCCCGTTCAAGCTCGACCAGCCGCTTCCCATCGTTCGTCAGAGCGATGGGCGGTTTCGAGAAATCGAACGGGATGCGGAGTTGGCGCGTGCGACCAACACGGTCGACCCACAGCCGCGGCGCGAATCGACTCCGATGCACTCGGAGCCCATCCCGTGGCCCCCGGCCCGTTCGGGGCCGGCCCCGTTCAAGGTAGGAGGCTGACGTGGCTGAAGGACGAGACGGTGGCGACGGGCGTGTGAGCCCGTTCGGCAATCACAACGGCGACAGTGAATCGAGGCCCATCATGAATTTGCCCTCCGGCGCATCGACCAAGGCACCTCCGAGCGACCACTTTCCCACCAGCCTGCCGCAACGGCCGGCCGATGGAAACATGCGGGACGTGGACAGCGCGGCCGCCGGCGGCACCATCCCGAAGGTGGTGTCCAAGGTGGACCCGCCGCGCACGGAGTCGCCGTTCAAGCTGGGCGGGGAGTAGGGCGCGAACCGGGTCTATGGAAAGTCGACTTTCCATAGACCCCCTGAGGTAGACCGATGGGTGCGTTGACGCTGAGCGGTGTGTTGCAGGTAGGACCGGCCAACCCGGTGGATGGGGGGTTCCCAGGTGCGAGCGAGAACATCCCGATCGGCTTCATCAGTGGCACGAAGCAGTACGTGCCGGGCACGGGTGTGCTCACGCGCAACGTGGCCAGCCCGGGGGCGTTCCTCGCGCTCGATGGGGTGGGCCCGGCGGCGACGGTGACGCAGGGAACGTTCCTGTACTTCAAGAGCAACGCGCCGGTGATTCTCCAGCTCACGTGCGACGATGGGCTGGGCAGCACGGTGGTGATCGAGCAGCCGGTGCAGGGGATGTACATGCTCGAGTTCCCGTCTTCGCAGCCGCTCGAGCTGCTCAAAATCAAGGGTTCCGCGACCATCGAGTACCTCGTGGTCGGGAACACGTAGGCCCGAATCCAACCCAGACTCTCCGCGCCCGGAACGTCCGGGGCGCGGCCACAGGAGAACAGGACATCATGATCACCAAGACCCCCGATGGGACCCGCCGTAGCCAGTTCGACCAAGCCTCCCCCAACGTCTTGTCGGACCTGTTCCGCAAGATGGCACTGGGGAGTTTCCTCCAGGGCCAGGTGGTCCAGAAGCGGTGCCAGGTGGGCACCGGCGCGACCGGCTCGAACCGGTTGGCCGTCAGCCCGTACAACAACGCGACGGCGCTCGTGCTCGCGCTGCCCGATGGCGGCAAGGCGAGTCAGGTGTTGCGGTGCACGGTGCGCTCGAACACGGGCGGCGTGGCCAACGGCGAGTACACCCCGGACGCGTACGCCAACGCGACCCCGGCGACGTTGCACGTGGGGGTGGGCCCGAACGGGAACATCACGACGCTTGGCACCGACGTGCTCACGGACGCGGACATCATCTACATCCCCGAGCGTGGGGACGTGATCGAGACCACCCTGACGTGCATCCCGGGTACGGGCGTGTGTGCGCTGCCGGCGGTCATCACGGCCAAGGGCGTCATCCTGCTCGAGGAAGCCGAGGTGCTCGTCGGCACGTCGGTGGGCAAGAAGATCATCCTCATCCCGCTGACGGCGGCCCCGGCCGCGGGCTTCGCTCAGCTCGATCTGCCCAAGGCCAACGTTCGGTTTGCGGTGGCCGATGGCGCCACTTCCGTGCGCGTGAAGCTGCTGGTCGCGCCGGCCGAGGCGCTGACCACCGTGCTCGAAGCCACCAGCGACACCGACTGACGGTCGCAGGACCCCGAACCTCCACAGGAGCAAGGTGCCATGACTGTCACTCGAATCCCGGACGGAACTCGCCGGAGCCAGTTCGATCAAGCCGACCCCAACACGCTGCCGGAGCTGTTCCGGCGGATGGCGCTCGGGAGCTACCTGCAAGGGCAGGCGATCCAGAAGCGCTGCCAGGTGGGCATCAACGCGACGGGTACGGATCAGCCAGTGCTGAGCCCCTACAACCTGTCGACGCTCGTGGTGCTGAAGCTGCCTCCGGGTGGCAAGGCATCGATCGTGCGGCGATGCACGGTACGCACGGCCGGTGTGGTCGTGGGTGAGTTTGCCCCGCAGGTGTACGGGGTCACGCCCATCACGCGGCAGGTGTCGGTCACGCCAAACGGGGACATTGCGTTCCTGGGAACGGACGCCGTAACCGACCTGGACGTGATCTACATTCCCGAACGCGGGGACGTGGTGGACATCGTGTTGCCGGTGGTGCCGGGCACGGGCATCTGTGCATTGCCCGCGTGGCTCACGGCCAAGGGTGTCATCCTGCTGCTCGAGTGCTCGGTGCTCGAGGGTGTGACGATGGGTCCGAAGGTGATCCTCGTCCCGACGACTGCGGCGCCCGCGACGGGCTTCGTGCAGCTCGACGTGCCCAAGGCCAACGTGCGGTTTGACACCGTGGTGGACGCGGTGACGCGCGTGCGGCTGAAGTTCCTCGTCGCGCCGGCGGAGCCGCTGTGCGGTGTGCTGGAGGCGGCGAGCGATACCGTCTGAGAAATTTCCTGGGAATCCTCCCGGGAGGAGAGGACCGAACCAATGGCCGAGAATGCTGCACTCGCGGCGGGGACGCCCGCTGCCACACCCACTACCCCCACGCCGGCTCAGGCCCCCCCTGCGGCCGGCGCAGGCGCCCCTGGGGCCCGGGGATACCAGCCCATGGGGTTCCGGGGCGTGGCGACTGGGGACGCGATGGGAGGGGGCGCCACGGCGCCGGAACCGCCCCCTGCGCCGGCGACCGAGGACCCGCCCAAGCTCAAGCCCCGGGTCATCGGGCAGGGGGGTGTGATTCCGGAGGAGCGCATCACGGAGCGGATCGCGCGGGAGCGGCGCAAGCTGCTGCGGGAGGAGTACGGCACGGACGACCTGGTGAAGGTGGAGCAGATTCGGCAGGACCGGAAGCAGCACGCCGAGGCGGTGGGCAAGTACCGGGCGGCGGAGGAGGAAGCGCAGCGGGCGGCGATGACGGAGCAGGAGCGGCTGAAGGCCGACCTGGCGAAGCGGGAAGCGCGCATCGCGGAGCTCGAGGCGGCGAACCGGGAACTGCTGGAGAGCAGCGCGGTGAAGGAGCAGGACGCGGTGATCAGCCGAGTGGCGGCATCGAAGGTGAACCCGAAGTTCCTGCGGTTCGCGAAGAGTGAGCTGGCCGACCATCTGTGGGGGCTCAGCGTGGAGGAGCAGGCGAAATTCGACGAGAAGAAGTTGGCGAAGTGGTTCGACGCGTTCGTGGTGGACAACCCGGAGATCAAGGCGGTGGTGGGTGCGCCGGTGGAGCCCGCGCCGGTCGTGAAGGTGGAACCGGCGAAGCCGCCGCCCAAGCGGGTGCCGATCACGAACGGGGCGGGGCCGCGCCGGGGTCCCCCGGCGGCGACGGTATCTGTGATGGACCCGCTGGCGAACAAGACGCCGCGGCCCGGACAGCCGAACTCGATGAACCCGCGGGAGTACGCGGACTGGAAGAAATCGAAGCGGATCAGCACGTAGGAACGGGGCGAACGTGGCGCGCACAAGGCGGCGGCTGGCCAGGGTGCCGGCGGCCGCCTTGTGTGTTTCCGGGGGGGCGTGGTACTGATCGGGCTGTAGCCAAGTCGGCCCTCACCGATTCCCGCGCCACCGGCGGACCAATCAGGCGGATCTCCTAACAGCGCAGTGACGGGTCGCCACCGGCGAAAAGTTCACCTGCGAGGAGATCCAAATCATGGTCGAGACTACGAACCTGGTCGTTGGCGTTCCCCCCACCATCCTGGAGCTGGTGCAGCAAGGGCTGCTCGAGCGCGAGTTCCACGATGGGTTGTTCCCGAGCCTCTTGTACCGCAGCGAGGCGCTCGAGGAGCAGTGGGAGGCCAACAGTGGCACCCAGATCTTCATGTCGCGGCCGGGCCTGCTCGCGCCGGTGACCAAGCCGGTACCGACGGGAACGGACCCGACGCCGAAGGTGCTCAACTACGAGCAGTGGAGTGCGACGCTGCAGCGCTACGGCGACAGCATCGACACGGACATCCCGACCAGCGCGGTGGCGTCGAGCAACCAGTTCCTGCGCAACGTGAAGCAGCTCGGGCTGCAGGCGGGTCAGTCGCTCAACCGGATCCCCCGAAACGCCATCTTCAAGTCGTACCTCTCGGGCAGCACGAACTGCATCGCAGCGGCCGCGGCCGGTGATGCGCAGATCCGGGTGGCCGCGCTGAACGGCTTCACCGACGTGGTGGTGCTCGGGTCGAACGTGGCGCCGCGTCCGGTGAGCGCCTCGTACCCGTTGGCCATCAGCATCACGGGTGTGGTTGGGACGCGCAACGTCATCCAGGCGACCCCGGACAACCCGGACGATCCGTACGGGCCGGGCACGCTGTACCTGTCCGCCATCCTGGGCGGCGCGGGCGCGGCGATTCGCGCGCCGGTGCTCAGTGCGGCGCGACCGACCATCCTGCGCGCCGGCGGCGGTGACAGTGTGGACAGCCTGGCGGCGGCGGACATCCTGACGCTGCAGGACCTCATCAACGCGAGTGCGCGGCTGCGCAAGAACAACGTGCTGCCGCACGAGGACGGGTACTACCACGCGCACATGAGTCCGGAGTCGAGTGCGCAGCTGTTCGTGGACGCGGCGGTGCGGACGATGCTGACGGCATTGCCGAACCACCCCTACTTCGAGCAGGGGCTCATCGGCGCTATCGCGAAGATCGCGGTGTTCGAGAACGTCGAGTCGCCGGACCTGAACAACGCTGGTGCTCGGACCGCAACGGGCGCAGGCGGCGCCGGCGCGCTGAGCATGTACTCCGAGGACGTGGGCGCAGAGACCACGAACGCGGCGGGCGTGAACGTGGGTCGCGTGCTGGTGACCGGGCGCGGCGCCATGTACGAGCGGTGGCTGGACGAGCGGCAGTACGTGACCGAGGCGGGCATCACCGGCAAGGTGGGCGGCTTCACCATCGTGAACCAGGGCATCGAGGTGATGACGGAGCGGATCCGGCTCATCCTGCGTGCGCCGATCAACCGGTTCCAGGACAAGGTGGCGGCGACGTGGAGCTGCACGACCAGCTTCCCGATTCCGAGCGACGTGACCAGTGGTGGTCCGCAGCGGTACAAGCGCGCCATCATCATCGAGCACGAAGTCGACTGACCTCCTTCCGGGTGAGACCGTGGGCCCGGGTCTGGCGCGAGCTGGTCCCGGGCCTCGGCTTGTCCGGGGGTCGGTGGTAGAGTGGGGGTGCTTCAACAAGGAGGAGCACCGATGGCACGAGTACCGCAGACTGCGCGACGGCGAGACGATGACCCTGAGGTAGAGGAGTACCCCCAGGTGGACCTGGAAGAAACGCACGTTCCCCGGAGCCGGGAAGTCGTCGAGTACGGGGGTGGGGTGGCGTCCCCCGGGAGCATGCCGGTCATCAACCCGGCGACGTGTTCGGCCGAGCCGGATGTGGTGGCGGACGCGACGGCGCGCAACCCGCGCCCGGCCGGACCGGTACCGACGGCGCGACGGTTCACGGTGATCCGGGGCGGCAGCGTGTCGCAGCCGGGGCCGGGCGGCACGGGCTACCGCACGGTGGTGCGGGAGGGAAAGGTCGTCGACAATCTGAACTACGACATCGAGAAGCTCCTGGCGCAGGGCATCAAGCTGGAGGAGCTGAAGGACTGAACCCATGCCGCTCACTGTGGACGAACGCGTACGCATCCGTTGGCATGGGGGCTACCTCAACGTGGCGGAAGCCTACACGTTCGTCCTTGGCGTGCCGTCGAGTGTCGAGACGCAGTTCATGATCGAGGGGGCGATGGACCGGATTCTCGAGAGTGCGCTGCCGCTGGTGCGGAGCATCCTCGCGGAGCTGGACCGGATGATGATCGAGCTGTGGGGGACGAGTGAGCTGCTCGATGTGAGCAAGCTCGGCAACATCAGCATCGATCCGGATCTGCACAAGAAACGGCTGCGCCTGTACGACTACGCAGTGAATTCGCTGATGCAGTTGCTCGGGTGTCAGCGTAACCCGTTCGACAAGCGGCTGAGTTCTGGGGGCGGGATGAACGTCGCGGTGCAGAACTAGGCGGTAGGCGATGCCGAAGCCCGCGGCTCTGCCTGGACTCGACCGTGCTCGCACGACGCTGGCGCACCGGCTGACGCGGCGGGTGGACCGCATCCGGCAGTTGTACACGCGCTTCGGAGTGAGGTCGCGCCGGGTGTTCATGGTCTGGACCAAGTGGTCGGGCCGGGAGCGGGGCGAGGGGCATGAGGTGACGGTGGCGCGGCGGGAGCTTTTGCCCACGCCGGAGCTGAGCGACTCGACCGCGGTGAAGTGGAACTTCCGTGCTGTGGGGGCGGTGCCCGAGGGGTCGCTCAGGGTCAGCGAGGTGAGCGCCGGCGCGTACACGAAGGACAACCTCATGGGGGTGGTGATCCCGCCGCCTGCGGTCACGGAGGAGGCGCCGCGGCCCGTGCCAGGGATGCCTCTCGGGTGGGACGAAGGCGCCCCGGTGAACGTGCAGCCGGTCGACTTCTTCTACGAGGTGGTAGAGGACGGCCGCGGGGACCGGTTGGGGGAACGGGAGCGCTACCGGCTGAGCGGGACGCCGTGGCGGGAGGAGGATGGGTTTCACTGGGTGTTGGACTTGGAACGGGCGGACCCGGAGGAGCATCGGAACGGGAGTAGCGCATCTGACGATGCCGATGGGCTCGGGTGAGCCGTGGCGACCATCACGTTGGCGGATGCGGCGGGCCGGTGGTCGCACCTGGCGCGGCAGCACAAGGAAGTGGCGGTGCGTGGGCTCCGGATGGCGGCGCTGGCCGGGGTGCAGCTGGTGGTCCGGAAGATCATTCCGAGCCACGCGCCGAACGAGCCAGTGGACACGGGGGCGTACCGGGCGGGCTGGAAGGCCATCGTCATCCCGGACGGCGCAGCGGTGCTGAACGACAACCCGATCGCGCCCATCATCGAGTACGGGATACGTCCGTTCGGGCGGGAGAAGATCGGGCGCAAGATGTTGGGGGCGTTGTTCGCGTGGCTGCTTCGGAAAGGCATCGCGGACTCGCCGGAGGAAGCGCAGAGCATGGCGTGGGCGGTGGCGATGTCGCTGGCCGAGTGGGGGCGTCCCGGGCTGCACATCTGGCGGGAGCTGAACGAGGAGCTGCCGAAGCTGGTGGACCGTGAGGTAACGCGGGCCATGAAGGGGTACGATTGGAGCGGGAGTTTCAAGAAATGACGGACCTGGGCCGAGACAAGTCGCGGGCGATGGTGGCGGGGACGCTGAACGGGACGGTGTTGCCGTTCCGACCGATGCCGGCGCTGCCGGCGACAGACGCGCGGGAGCACGCGTTGGGGGCGCTGGCGGATTTCATCGCGCTCATCCAGTTCCGGCGGGAGATGGGGGCGGGGGTGGTGGCGCAGACCTTCGCCATCAAGCGGGAGGACATCCACCTGTACGAGCCGGACGATGTGCACAAGGCGAAGTACCCGAGCATCGGGTTCATCCCGGCGGAAGCGCAGGACGACTACTACGCGCTCGGGCCGGCGGCGGAACTCGAAGATACTCGGGACGTGTACGGGTTGGGCACGGTGCTGATGCGGGCCTGTGACCACGTGGAGACCTTCGTCATCGAGGCGTACACGTCCAAGCACAGCTTGGGGCATGCGATCAAAGCGGGCATCCAGGCGGTGTTCCGGATGCTGGAGCAGTCGAGTGCGTTGCGGCTGAAGCTGCCGCTCTACTTTGACCAGGTGGCGAGCTTCGACCTGGAGGGGTCCAACCGCGGGGAGGACCCGGACACCATCCGTAACCGCCGGCGCGACCAGCTCATCTGCCGGATGCAAGTGCCGCAGGTGTACCTCCGCAACTACGTGGAGCTACGGCCGGAGACGGACTTTGGTGGGGTGGAGGCTACGGACATCGGGCCGGAAGTGGACGTGACGGTGGGCAGCTGACGGGCGGGGCTTGGAGGTCGTGGGCTTCGCGTGGTACTGATCGGGCTGTAGAGAGCCCAACGGCCCACACCCCAACCGCGCCACCGGCGGACCAATCAGGCGGATCTCCTGGAACGTGTCGGGTCGCACCCCGCGACGAAGTTTCGGTTGAGGAGATCCCCCTATGTCTGGTGCTGGTTTCGTTCGTAGGTACTTGAGCGACCCGGGTCTCGAGGAGTTGCTAGCGATCGAGGGGGTGGTCATCATCGACGGCGAGCCGGCCGCGCAGATCATCGGGGTGGGCAGCGGCGTGGGGCACATCGTGGGGGAGTTCGAGGACGGGGCGTTCAACACCCCGCTCGAGGTGATGAGCGGCACGGACCTGTTGCAGCAGTACGGGGGCTTCGGATTCCAGTACGCGGGGGTGGTGAGCAACAACCCGTGTGCCCGGACCCGGTACGCAGACGGCGCGCTCGTGCCCGAGTACTGGAACGGGAACGGGTTCATTGCGCTGGCAAACAAGCGCTTCCGGCGGCTCATTGTGACGCGGGTGGACACGAGCGTGGGCGCGGTCAGCTTCACACGGCTGGCGTCCCTGCTGGGCAACACGCTGGCGACCTGGGCGATCACGGCTGGCAACGCCATCAGCGTGAAGATCAACGGAGCGGGCGCGGCGACCAGCACGCTGTCGGCATCGCGGGCGAGCTACCTGGCCGGCGCCGGGTCGTACCCGACGGGGTTCTCCGGGGGCGAGCAGTTCACCATCGTAATCGATGCGGGGCAGCCGACGCAGGTGGGCCCGGTGACGGTGACGTTCCTTGGAACCGACCAGACCGAGGCGGACTGCATCGCGCGCATCAACCTCACGCTCGGGTACACGGGCGCCGCGAACGACACGGGCAAGATCCGCATCACGGCGCGGGTGTACGGGTCGGCGAGCACGGTGAACGTGACTGCGGCCGATGCGGTAGTGACCACGAAGACGGGCATCGGCGTGAGTCTCACGACGGTGGCGGGTGACGTCGCGAACACGAACGCGGTCACCTTCGCGGAAATCAAGAGCAACCTGGAAGCGGACATCACCGGGATCAAGGTGGACCTCGACTACAACGGCAACCTACGCATCTCGTCCACCAGCATGGTGGGCACGAACAGCATCGAGGTGACGGCGGGCGCGCTGCAGCCGATCCTTGGGTTCGCGTTGGCGACGATCGCGCTGCAGAACGCGCTGGTGCAGGAGACCATTCCGGCGGGAACCGAGGTGACCAACGGCGTGCTGCGGTGGGTGACCATGCAGACGCAGGTGGTACCGGTGGGCGCGCACGGGCCGTACAGCTTGCGGGTGCGGCCGAGCGTGGACGATGGCACGAGTACGTCCGCGGCGCCGGCCGCGGTGAACGCGTTGGTGCGGGTGTTGCCGAGCGGGTCGTGGTTGGTGACCAACCCACTCACGGTGGCGGCGGCGCTGGCCGAAGCCGCGATCGACTCGGCCTACACGGCGGCCATCGACGCGACCAAGAACATCAACACGGTGACCAAGCAGACCAACCTCATCTGCGCGGCGCGCAGCGCGAACATGGTGCGCAGCTGGTTGCGGCAGAACGTGATCGATGCGAGCGCGAATGGCTGCTACGGGCGCATGTGCGTCATCAGTCCGCCGCTCGGGACGACCACGCGGGCGCAGGCGCGGGGCAACACGCAACCGGGAGTCGGGGTGTACCGCGACCAGCGGACGATCTACGGGTACCCGGGCGGGTCGACGACCATCCCGCAGATCGCCACGGTGGGGTTGGCGGGCGGGGCGGGCTTCACGGTGACGGGCGCGATCGATGTGCACGTGGATCCCTGGTACGTGGCGCTGATGACGCAGCTCGCGCCCGAGGAGAACCCGGGCCAGGAGACCACGTTCATGGCGCTGCTGCTCGGCATCGAAGCGGGCAACACGGACGTGCAAAACATGAGCATGCTCGACTACGAGGCGTTCCGGGCGGCGGGCATCGCGGCGCTGCGGATGGCTGACGGGAACGCGATCATCCAGTCCGGGGTGACCAGCGTAGACCCGTCGCTCACGCCGAACCTGAAAAACATCGCGCGCCGGCGGATGGCCGATTACGTCGAGGACAGCGTGGCGCAGCTGTGCATGCCGTACAGCAAGAAGATGGCTTCGCTCCAGCGCCGGACGTTGGTGTACAGCACCATCGGGGCGTTCCTCGAGGGGCTCAAGGGCGGCGAGAACAAGGACAACCAGCGCATCGATAGCTACCTGCTGAGTACGCAGGCGAACACGGTAGCCACGTTGGCGCTGGGTCTGTACCGGGTCAAGGGCAAGGTGAAGACGCTCCCGAGCCTGGACGTGATCGTTTTCGACGCCGAGATTGGCGAGAACGTGGTGACCGTTTCGGATGCCGCGTAGCGGCGAGAGGAAAGGAACGCACGCATGTCGGCAGGACTGAGGCTCAAGGGCCAAGAGGTGAGCATCCGGATCGTGGCTGGGGGCGTGCTCCAGGCGAGCATCGACTCGGTGAGCTCGATGGACGACAACGTGAAGCTGAACCTGCTCGAGCAGGGCTTCCTCGGTGAGACCGCCAACCGGTTCGACGAGAGCTTCGATGGGTTCGGAGCAAACTTCGAGATCCAGATGACCAAGGCGGACGCCTCGCAGCTGGACGATGCGATTGTGGCGAAGGCGAAGCGCGAGACTCCGGACGTGGTGTTCAACATGGTACGTACGGACCTGTTCAGCGACGGGTCGAGCAACGTGTACACGTACATGGACATGCACTGGGGGAGCATCCCCACGACCGTCTCGTCGCGCGGGGACTACGTGAAGAAGAAGTTCAGCGCAGCCTGCACCGAACGGCTGCGGCAGCAGAACGGCGTCGTGTAGGCGCACCGAGACGATCTGCCGCCGCGGGTGGTAGCCAGCTTGACGAAGCCAGCTCCTCCCTCGCCCGCGGCGGTGGGTCGGTTGTAGCGAACGGGAGGATAGCCCATGACCGAGCAGCAAGCAGACCCTCAGGTGGCCATCGTGGCCGAGCAGCCGTTGGAGTTTGACGATCCGGCGGCGGACAAGCCCACGCCCGAGGAGGTGGCGGCGGCGGAGCAGAAGGAAGTGGAAGCCGAGCAGGAGATCAAGCGGCTGGTGACCTTGCCGGAGCCGACCAACGGGGGCGCTCCGGGGTGGGTGAAGATCCCGAAGGGGATGCGCTTCCCGAAGGGGCGTCAGATCATCTTCGTGCGGTTCCGAGCGGAGTGGACCAGCACGCCGAAGAAGGGGTACGAGATCGAGGGTGAGCCGGGGCTGTGGCGGCAGGCCATCTGCTGGGACATGAGCATTGGCGACCAGAAGCTCGGGCTGCAGCGCAGCGTGGGCGACCCGAACCGGCAGGTGGACGAGTTCGCCAAGCAGATGGTGCGAGCCATCGACGGCGCGGTAGTGGACTGGTCGGGGATGCCAGGTGCAGGTTCCATCGACGTGTGGTGGGAAGAAATCGGGCCGCGGTGTCGCAGCTCGATGCATCGCATCTTCGGGCAGCTGCACACGCTGTCGAAGGAGCAGATGGCGTATTTTTTCGAGAGCTGCATCGCTGTCAGGAGTGCGGGGTAGCCCGGGAAGCGAGCGGCATCGTCAGCGACCCAGATGTGGTTGACGACCGACTCGAGTTGCTGGCGCCCGGGTACAGTGCCCGAAGCGAGCGGGCGAACATCCGGCGGTTCCTGGAGCTGCACTACGAGTTCGATCCAGAGACGCGGCTGGAAGACCTGCTCGACGTGTACGCGTTCTTGGCCTACCACCAGGAGCAGCCGTATTCGGAGATTGACCGGCTCACGACGCAGACTGCGTTGGGGATGATGCGGGCAACAAACCGGCTGCTCGAGCGGGTGTACCGGGCCAACGGTGGCGAGGAAAAATGACGGGGGGCGCAGGGCGCGCTACCCTGACGGGTAGGCCACCATGGGCGTTGTAGAAATCCTCACTCGACTGACGCTCGACGACCAGTCGAGCACGGCGCTCAAGCACATCCAGGCGGGGTTCCAGGAGGTCCAACACGAGGAGACGGCGGCGACCAAGGCGGCGGGGTTCTTCCAGCAGACGCTCTCGACCATCATCGGGATGAACTTCATGGAAGGTATCCACAAGGTGATGGAGTTCGGTGAATCGTTCGTGGGGTTGGCGGAAGAGGAGTCGAAGTTCCTGAAGTCGAACGCGGCGATGATGGCGGCGGTGGACGGGCTCAGTTTCGGCAAGGGGATGGAAGAAGCGGAAGGGTTCGCTAAGCAGCTCGACGATGTGGCGGTGCAGAGCGGACAGACGGTGGACGCTGTGAAGGAGGCGTTCAGCGCGATGAACGAACTGACGGGCGCCGGCGCGAACGAGATGCAGGCGAACGCGAAGGCGGTGGGGGACATGAGCCAGGTGGCTCGGGTGCTGGGCAAGGACATCGGGTGGCTCACATCGCAGTTCAGCCTGATGACGGAGACCGGCATAGTGCGGCCGCGGTCGCAGCTGTTCCTGCTGCTCAAGGGCATCGGGGTATTCCAGGGGGAGGCGAAGGCGGCGGCGGCCGCGTTCGGCAAGATGGCGGAGGAGGACCGGGTGCGGCTGCTCACCGATGGGGTGGGCAAGCTGGCGGACAAGTTCCGCACCATCCCGCTCGGGTTTCAGGACTACGTGAAGTCGATCAAGGACGTGATCGAGCTCACGAAGGAAGACGTGGGCATGCCGATTCTGAAGGCGCTCACGCCGGCGATGCACTCGATGCTGGACGTCATCAAGCAGATGCGCCCGCTACTGGTACAGCTCGGGACGGAGCTGGCGAGTCACGTGGCAGACGTGATGCGGCAACTGACCGGGTGGATGAAGGACGGGCTCACGTACCTGAGCGTGCACCGGCGGGAGATTCTGCAGTCGATCGAGGAAGCGGTATCGAAGATCAAGTCCGTGTTCGAGTGGGTTCTGTCGCATAAGGGCACGCTCGCCGCGATGTTCGCGGTGAAGGAGTTCGGGCCCACAGCGGCCAGTGGGGCGGGGGCCGCGTTCGGGGCGGCCCGGGTCGCGGGGGGTGCGATGGTGGCGGCGAGCGGAGCCGGGAGCGCGTCTGCGTTTGTTGGTGGGGTCGGGGGCTTGGCGATTTCCATCCCGATAGCGGCGGCGGCGACGCTCGCGTGGGCGTCGGCGATTGACCAGTACATGAAGTACTCCAAGGAGAGCGACACCCACATGCTGGCGGACGCCAACGCTCGCAAGGACTACCTGCAGAAGCTGGCGGACACCGGGGGTGGGTTCGAGAAGCTGACGGTGCAGCAGCGGGAGTACAACGCGGAGATTGCGCGGAAGTTCGAGCTGGACGCCAAGAACTACACGTCCCTGGGCATCAGTGCGGAGGAGGCGCGTCGGTTCACGGACGCGTCGCTGCACGCCGTCGATGCGCAGCAGGAGTTGGTGGGTGGGGTGAATGCGGCGGAGGACTACTTCAAGAACCTGAAGGCGACGCAGGATGCCATCAGCCAGGTGGACGCGGGCCCTGTGAACGACGTGGTGGACGTGATGCAGGGGTTGGGGGCGGCGTTCACACAGGCTTCGACGATGGCGAACGTGGGGATGCAGACGCACATCGCGACCATCCTGAGCGGGAGTCGCGACATGCAGCTGGCGTTCCTCGAGTCGGCGAAGCTGACGTCGGAGGGGTACTCGGCGCTGGCGGACTTGCTGCCGGAGAGTGCGGCGGAGTTCAAGAGTGAGCTCGAGCGCAAGGCTCGGGGCGAGCTGGGTGGGGACGTGGGCAAGGGGAAGGGCACCAACGTGAGCTTCAACGGGGGGCAGACGTTCAAGATCCAGCAGGACTTCCGCGACCAGGACCCGGACCGCATCGCGGTGCTGTTCAACCGGGGCCTGCTTCGGTCGGCCGAGCAGCGGGTACAGGCGGCGACGACGAGCCCCTTTGGTACGTGAGCCGGCCCCGTGATACCCTCCACGTCAGAACCCAAGAGGTGAGAACCACATGGCTCAGATGCCGATCGTAGCGGGCTTGGTTGGTGGCGGTGCTGGTGCGGCGCAGGCGCCCGCGGGAACGGCGCAGCCGCCGGCCGGGGGTGCGTTGACGGACCTGCTGGACATGCTGATGCCTGAGGAGATTGCGCAGCTCGAGGACATGGCCGCTGGGGGCGCCCAGGAGCCCGCTGGTGAGCCCGGCGCTGCGGACGGGCCGACCCCCGGGGACACCCCCGCGGGTGCAGGGCAGGACGGCCCAGACGGCGCCGCGGACGAAGGCGTGGCGAGTGGGGAACTGGACGGGGACGAGGCGGGTGAGGGGGAGGAAGTTCCGCCGCACCAGGCTGGGTCCGAGGACTTCGCGGCCATCAAGGAGCACGTCGACTCCGCGGCGGAGGAAGCCCAGGGCTACCGGGACGAGCTCGACAAGGCAGCGGAGGAAGCCACCGCGGCGGAGGAGGACGGGGGCGACCCGGACAAGGTGGCCAAGCTGACCGAGCAGGCCGACAAGCTGATGGAAGCGGTGGGGGAGCTGCAGCAGGACGCGCAGGACGCCATCGACGACGAGGACGCGGAGAAGGCGAGTCAGGCGGCGCTGAAGCTCGGCAAGCTGTGCCAGCAGTTGCAGGGGCTGGTGACGCAGGCGTCTGGGCACGCGGCGCCGCACAAGGCCCCGGACGAAGCGGTGACCGAGCAGGAGCCGATTCCGTCGCTGACGCTGTGGGTGAACAAGTACAAGTCTTCGGTTCGGTGATGCGATGGCGACCAGCTCTCTCGTAATCGAGGAGCTGACCGGCAAGAAGCGGCGTCTGGAGCTTCGCGGTCCGGGGCTCCCGTTCCAAGGGGCCGAGTGGCCCGTGGAGAACCGCATCCCGACGCGGTGGAACCCGGGCAACCCGGAGGCGACGCAGCACGTAGTAGGCCCGACGGACCCACCGAGCGAGTGGGAGGGGGTGTGGCGGACGAGCATGCTCATCGCGTGCCCGAGCAAGTACGGCGACGCGACGGGGAACACGTTGGTGGTGTACGCGAAGACGCTGCACGAAATCGTGGACGACATCGCGCGGGGTGGGCAGCTGTTGCGGGTGACGTGGGCGAGCAGCGCAGGGTCGGCGAGCAGCCGGGTACCGATCCGGGAGCTGAAGATCACGCGGCTGGGTCGAATCGAGTCGTACGTGCCGAAGTTCCTGCGCACGGACGACCTGACGTGGAAGCTGAAGTTCGTCTGGGTGAGTCGAGATTCGGTGGGTCCGAAGACGACGGACACGCAGGGGCAGAACGCCATCGCGTTGCTGCGGCAGGCGATGATCGCGCAGGGGAATGCATCGGCTGCGATCACCCGGCCCCCCACGGTGAATTTCACCGGGCAGTCCCTGCTCGGCACCCTGGAGACGCTCACGGACGCACCGATGGCGCTGATGAACGGGTTTGCGCAGGACGCGGAGGTCATCACCCACTCGATGAAGGAGGTGGGCGACCTCGTGAACAAGGTGAAGGACATGCCAGCGGCGCTGCTGAACCGCGCGCTCGACGTAGCGACCAACGCGGTGAGCGTGGCCAATCAGTTTGTGGACCAGGTGAGTCGCAAGGGGCCGGAGGCCATCTGCTCATCGAACAAGGTGAGCTCCCTCACTCGGGCGGCGGCGTACTACTCGAACGCGCAGACGCAGGCGCAGTACATGGCGCAGGTGAACGCTGAGCTGGCGATTCGGCTACGGCGGGCTCGGATCGCGGGGGCGGCGCAGACCACGGGGGCGAGCGCGACCGGGAGCGACCTGCTGGCGGTGTACATGCCGCGGGACGGGGACACGTTCCTGAGCATCTCGCAGCGGTACTACAACGCTGACCTGGCTGGGGAGCTGGCGCGGGCCAACGGGCTGCCGGCGTACACCATCAGCCCGCCCGACCGGGTACCGGTCATCGTGCCGGTTCGCGCGGTGCTCGACCGGTTGGGGAGCGTGTAGCGTGCCCGGGCGCGAGGAACCGATCCAGAGCTACTACCCGAGTGCCCGGGTGCGGTTCATTCTGCGGTTCGAGGACTGGGGGCGGGTGACCACGGCAAGCGCGCCGGTGAAGCCTCCGCACCTGCGCAAGGGCAAGAGTGACGTGAGCACGGTGCAGCTCCAGGTCGTGGAGCAGCCGGACGGGAGCTTTCAGTTGGGGCAGCCCGGGGGGGACCCGAACTCGATGGGGAGCCCACAGGAGCAGCGCAGCTCGAGCGACAGCAAGACGTGGGTGGTGGACGGGATTATCCCGCTGACGGCTGACCCGAAGTTCAACGGCATCCGGACCGCGGACACGCTGTCGCTCGAGGTGGCCTACCGGGACTTCCCCTTCGACCCGCGGGCGATCCGGGCGTGTGCGGTGGAGTACTTCGAGGGGTGCATCACGCCGGAGGACTACCAGCGGGGCATCAACGGGGAGATCCGGGCGGACGCCACGCCGGCGGGCGGGTTGCCCTACCACGTGGTCCCGGACGAGTACGTGGACCCGTACGGCCGGCGGCGAACCAACCTACGGTTCAGCGGGTGGGTGGATGAGTGGGACGACGAGTGGCCATCGGAGGACGCGCCCACGGTGCGGTTCGAGTGCGTGGACAACACGTTCCTACTGATCAACCAAGACGCGCCGCAGAAGCTCGTGCTCGATCCGGCGCTGCCGATCGACAAGGCCATTGCCACGTACCTGGCAAACTTTCCGCAGATGCGCGGGATGAGCGTGACGTACTTGCCGCGGGTGACGCGGGACAAGGTACCGGTGCTGAAGGCGGTTCTGCTCGCGACCAAGTTCCAGCCGAAGCTCGGGCCTTCTCCGAGCACGGGTGGGTCAGGTAAACTGAAGGTGTGGGACTACCTGACGGACGTGTGCCGGGCCATCGGGCATTCGGTGCGCGTGGACGGCAACAGCATCATCGTGCAGACGCCTCGGTCGCTGTACGACAACCGTCTGCCGGCGCGTGCGGAAGACCCCTTTTCGGGACGGCGGTTACCCGGGGGCCGCGTACTGACGCGGCGGCTGTACCTGTACGGGCGGAACATCTGGGAGATGGGGAGCAAGCGACGGTTCGGCACGTACCAGCCGAAAAACGTGGAAGTGAGATGTTACCAAACCGACCGGAAGACCACGTTGGTGGCGCGATTCCCGGAGACGAAGGAGGACCGGTTGGCGCATCCGGCGCCGGGTGACGCGACCGAGCAGAAGTGGTCGGTGTTCACGGTTGAGGGTATCGGTGACCAGAAGACGCTGAAGCTGGTGGCGCAGAGCTACTACGAGACGATGGGGCGCAACGAGCTATCGGTGCGGGTGCAGACCAGCAACTTGGGAAGCTACGGGGGTGGCAACCTGGACCCGGACGCGCTCGACTTGCGGCCCGGGGACGCGGTGGACGTTGAGCTGATGCGGGACCCGAGCGAGGAGGGCATCAGCACCACTGCGGGCGAAGTGACGCGATCGTTGGACCAGGGCGCAGCGGACTACTTGCGATCGCTCGGGTTCGGCGCAGCGTTGGCGGATGCGTACCAGGCCGCGGTGAGCGGCATCGGGTTGCAGAGCACGTTTCGGGTGAAGACGCTGCAGCACGCCTGGGATGGGTCGGGGGACAGCCAGCTCGGGCTGACGCTGGACCTCTGCAACTACGTGGAGGTGCGGGTGGACAAGCCCAGCACGGACGACACCACGTCGAACGATCTGGCAGACGCCACGAACACGCAGCAGCCGGTGGACGTCATCGTCGAGGACTCGGTTGCGACATGAGGAAGGGAAACCTGTTCCGAAGGGTTCCCCCGTTGGATGCGGCAACGGTGGGGGTGGCCTACGAGCGACCGGGCAACGACACGCGGGAGTGGATCAGTTTCGGAACGGTCGCGACGGACATCGACGGCGGGGACGCGGTGATCTTCCACGAGACGGATGGGCAGGTGTACGTCCGAGTGACGCTGCACCCGTCGCTACGGCCGGCGATGTGCCGGGTTGGGTCGCAGGTGGCGGGCAACGGCGAGGCGGATTACACGCCGTTCGTGCCGGGGGACGAGGTGCTGGTGGCGTTGCCGGCGGGGCGGGAAGATGCCGGCGCGACCATCATCTGCCGGCTGAACAATTCGCTCGATGCGTTCCCGATGGACAGCATCGCGGGGCAGGATCCGACCGGGAACAACTTCGCGTTCAGCCGGCGGCGCACGCCGATGATCCACGAGTACGCGGGGCCGGTAACGTTCCGCAGTGCGATCACGGGGGCGTTCTTCAGCATCGACAAGGCGGGGGTGGTGATGTTCAAGAGCGGCACCAACTCGGTGCTGCAGCTGGGAACGGACGGATTGGCGTATCAAGGGGAGAGCTCGAGCACGAGCCCCCCCAAGTTCATGCTGCAGCTGCTCGAGACGCAGGGGCAGTTCATCGTGCAGGTGGATGATGCCTACTTCCAGCTATCCAGCTCGAGTGCGAGTACGGAGGTGAACCTCATCAGCGTGCCGGGACCGCTGGCGATCGGGACCAGCGGGAACGCGCCACTGGAGCACGTGACGACCACGGAAGCGGTGGCGAACATCCTGTGCGCGTTGGGCACCATCGTGGGGGTACCCTGGACGCCGGTCAACGTGGCAGCGGCGTTGGCGGCGGCGTCGGTCGCGCCGTTGAATCCAGCGGTCGCTACGGCATTGGTGGCGGCGTTCGGCACCCCGGTGACCCCGGGCACGCAGCTGGTGAAGCCTCTGGTACCAGGCGCCCTGGTGCAGATGGTGCCGGGCATTGGGTGCGTGGGTCTGACCGCAGGGTAACGCCATGGGATTCCCTCCTCCTCCAGACGGACCGAACACCCCGCAGGTGCCGGGAGCTCCGAGCGCGCTGCCGGCGGGTGGGGCAACCATCGGGGTAGCGACTCCATCGATGCCCGCGGCGCCGGCCGGGTTCTTGATCTGCGGGTTTGGCTTTCCGTTGCCGTTTGGCTTGGCGTTCAGCCTGCGCATCCCGCCGTTCCCGCCGTTCCCGATCCCGCCTTCGTTCAACTTCCTGCTGCGACTGCGCTGCGACCTGAGCGACCCGTTCAGCGCAGATTTCGGCTTTGGTGGTGGCCGAGTGGTCAACGCAGACCCCGAAGCGGATTCCGAGTTCGGGGCGTGATACCCTCCGGGGGTGGCCGCTGTACAAATTCAGATCAACCAGGTGGCGCTTCCGCCGGGGGTGCCCGGGGTCGCGCGTGAGGACCTCAACCTCGGAGTGGTGACGCTTCAGGCCATCGGTGGGCCGTATCTGGCCTACCAGTGGAGCATCATCGACAAGCCGATCGACATGAGCGTGCCGGTCAAGAGCGCGGCGGTGCTCACGGCGCCGGCGATGGCGAGCACCAACGTGAACCCGGTGGACCTGGCGGGCACGTACTACGTGCAGGTGTTGGTCGACTCCGGATCGGGACTGGGCGCCACCATCGACGACATCGCGCGAATCACGTTCTACGCGGGGACGGCGTTGGCAGCGGCGGCCGACCAAGTACCGCGGCGGGTCATCGCGTTTCGGGAGACCATCGAGCACAACGCTCCGGACGTGCTCGACGTGGGAGGCAACCCGGAGGGGTGGGCGCGGGAGTGGCGGCGTTGGTTCGCGAACATCTCGCGGCTGAGCTACGTGGTGACCTCACCGGTTTCGCCCGGCCAGGACACGTATGCAGCGTACGCGATGACGGGGAAGATCCAGTACTCAGCGGCGCTACGCACGGACGGAACCACGTACGTGGGACTGGGGCCGGGCACGCTGTCGGCGGTCGGTGATGTGCGATTGCCCGAGACGTACGAGATCCGGGGCAAGGTCGCGGGTGGAGCGTTCAGTGCGGTGGCGTTGAAGATGACGCTCGCCGATACCGCGTACCCGGGTCAGCGTGTGTTACGGCTTGGGTCAGCGCCGTACGACTCCACGATCGCGTTGGAGTGCGCGAGTGGTGGGTTGCACATGTTCACGACGGCGACGCATTCACCACAACCGAGCGCGTGGAAGATCGATACGGCATCGGTGCGGTGGTACAACCCGGGTGGTTCCCTGACGTTTGAGTCGGTGAATCAAGGGGCGGCCGGTCAACCCGGTGGGACTGTGTACTTCATTGCGCCGGCGGGAATGGCCGGAGGTGGGGGCAACGCGGCGGGGGGTGGGTTCATCAGCTACACCGGGGCCCCCCAGGGAGCTGGAAACCCGGGCACGGTCGTATGGAACATCTCACTGGCGGCGTACGCGTTTCGA